TATAGATAATTTTACATATGGCTTATCGGGTCTATTCATACAAAAACCACGATACCCTCTGTTTTTAAAATGATACAATAATCTAGGTTTATTATTTTCAACCAAAATAGGCATCCCATAAAATACACAAGCCATCAGCACCTCTTCATAAAATATCTCAGCTGTTTGTGGACGAGCTATATACTCTAAAAAGAATACATTAGATGGTGCATTAGACATATTAAACTTAGTAAGTCCATGTAATGCTCCATTCGATCCACCTGTTATAGCTCCTGAAATATCATAACTATCGACACCAAATGCTCCTATGTTTTCATTCATTGGATGTTTAACCCCATTCTTATTAATATAATTATTACGCATGTGTGGCTCAGGTATCCACGATACTAAGAAGCGACCATTTCTATCTGGTGTCCAAATAACTTCTGTGTCTTTTTCGCCATTCTTCCAATGAAAGAATCCTTTAGTAAGGACTCTGTCTTTAATCATACCATCATTGAAATCAATCTGCTCATAAATCTTGGTCAGATTAAATAATGATGACTTGGTCTCATCACGGAACGCATGTGACTCAGTTCTAGGGAATTGACGATAGAATTCATTCAACGCATCAGGGTCTCCTTTTAAAGAGTCCACCTCATTCTGCCAGTTAGTAATTACACCATCTGTAATCACCTCACCTTTCTGTGCTGAATTAACAGGTGTCTCAGGGTCTTCTAGGACTGCGTGACCAAACTCGTCAATATATCCTTCATAGTTATAGCCCATCTCGATAAATAGTGCATATAAACCCGACTTAGTCTGACCATTCGCATTTCTTTTCCTAACATCCGAATCATAGTATATCTTTTTATAGTTTTCTCCACCCTTGTCAAGTGCGTTAGATGTAGAACCCATCATACACTTACCGATAATCCTAGAACCTAAACGAAGACAAGTCTTTCTTACTCGCCAACCATTTAGAATGCTTAATGGCTTTTCCAACTTAGCAGCCTCGTCTTCAACAAGTAAGCGAAGCTTCTGACCATCGAAGGAGTTATCAGCCGTGTTCTTCCAAGTAATAGTGGTATCTAATCCATCTATCTCTTCCTCCTCTTCCTTGTCCATATTCTTTCTAGTAATCTTAGAAGATGGCACACGGAACGCAAGCTCTGTTACTGGTGATGAATTACCATCACGAGTAGGCATAAAGAAGAATGGGTAGTTATTAATAATAGGTACCACCTTACCTGTAAACATCATTTTAGCATCGGTACCTGTCTTGGACATAATACCTAAACTAGAATCACGAGACAAGGTAGCAATATTTATAACTTCAGATGAAGCCATGTAGGAGAATCCTGAACGACGGTTCTTAAGATAACACATACCAAAACATCTATTGTCAGCTTTGCATGCTTCCCAAAATAAAAAGAATATTCTATTAGCCTCACGGAAGTCAGGCTTACCAACGTCAGTTTTTGTGAATTGCAGGTACATATAATGACTGCCTGTCATATAAGTTGGTACCTTATTGTTGATGAACCAAAATCCCAATTCACGGCGTCTAAATTGTTCTTCAATATAATCTATCCACTGTGATTTAAACGCTGAATCACGACGAGCCCAATCGAACTGGGTTTTTATTCGAGATAATTCTTTAGGTAGTTCTTCTACCTCCCACTTATTATGCTTGTAATCAATCTTGCTAGGGGTAGCAGGGATGGCAATCTTTAAATGCTGTATGTCGTAGATATCGCCAATGGTTCCATCTTTGGAAACTATAACAATATCGTACTCGCTATTGTAGCCATATGCCCAATCCTTTTTAGCGTTACGCTTTTTAAGAATCTTCTCAGGTACTACATTCTCAACAATAGTGTATAAACTCATTTTGTTTTAGTTGCAAACTTCTCAGCAAACCCTTTATTGGATACATTCTTCTCAGCTACTATACCCTCTAGTATATTATTCTCATCCTCAATTCTTTTAAGAATATCAAATGCATCAGTAATAGCTAGTCGTTTAGCTGCAGCGGCATTCTTTAATTTGTCTGCAGATAAATCATCATCCATGTGGGTAACAATCTTCTCCTCAGCTACTTTAATTAATTCCTCAACCGCTTTATAGCCTGACTCAATAATACGTCTTTTTAACTCGGTTATTCTGCTCATAATTTAATTCGAATATTGCTTGTATACATTCGGTATACTTTCTGGCCATCCATAGTAAAAGGATACTCCGAATTAGGCTCAAAGCTTATCGTATCGCCCTCGTTTAACCCCATCGCTAGTACTTCATCATTTGCATACTTTATCTTGCCTACAAGGGGCAATTCTGCATCAATCGTGCGAATGCCTGAGGTGTGATTATCAACCGGTTCAACGAACACGTATCTACCTATTCCTTTCCAGTTGCCACCTTCTTTTCTGTAAGCATATGGATCATCCACAAAAAACAAGTCATCCTTGAAATGATTCCAAGCAGACTTCTCTTTTCCTGCCATATTAAAATATAACCTAAAAGTATTGTGGTGCACAATGATGGTGTCACCGGCCTGAATAGGACCATCATAGCCTAGTGGGGTTTCTATGACAATAGCCTCACGCATCGTGGCTAAATGGTCTTCTTTGGAAGTAGAAAGATAAATATCACCACGGGTGTTATCATATCTCTTACCCTCACGAGGCGAGACAATAAAAAATACAGGAGATTTCATTTAGAAGTCTATGTCGTGTTCAATAACAAACGGAACTACTGAATTAATAACTTTCCACAATACAACCTCATCGTTACCTTCAATGTGAATTTGTATATCCCCATTATCAAGTTGACGAATAAGGTGTATCGTGTATTTCCCACCAAGCACCGATTGTCCGTGCAAATAATGCATAGACTCTCGGTAGTTGGGACCAATAGATATTTTTCTAATTAGCCGCATCTTGCTTAGGCGTTATTTCTCCAGTCGCAAAGTTTACAGTGATATCACCATACTTTGCATAGAGTTCTTCTTGGATTGTACGAAGTGCAATAGAGGACAACTCTAATTGCTTAAGACAAGAGTCTCTGTCTAACTTTGCGTTATAGATAGCGATTTGTGCATCTGCTAAAGCATTGCGTAAATCACGTACCTGCGAATGGTTCAATTTCAATTGTTCCAATTCCTCTTTTTCGATAGTGCTCATTATAGTTCTTCTTCTTCTTCAGTTACAGTTACAAATTCAATTCCTTCAACCCATCCTTCTAAGAATGTGAACGTTTCTAATCCTTGTGGATTAATGATCTGAACAGGAGTAAAGTCGAACGACTTCTTGTTTAATGCCTCGATGTCTTTAGAAAGTTTCTTGATACCATCCTTGTTGAATTGGTATTCTTTCTTCTCATCAAGCAATAAGATGCCATCAGCATTAGTAGCTGCGTTATCTAAACGCAAGTCTTCGAACTGAGATTGGAAATCCTCGTGGTGAGCCTTTAGCTTTTCGTAGATTTTAAAAAGCTTCTTTTGTGTCTTCGTCTCTTGATTACCAAGAACCGCATTAATGTTTGCAATTAAAACATTTAAGTCTTTGTAAGTTTTCATTTGATTTTATTTTTATTTGTAAAGTTAAGCAATATTATTTGTTTGCCAAGGAAGTGGCAGTACAATTACGGGTGGATTAATCTGATTCTCAATCTGAGCATCAAGATTTGCGTTCAATGATTCAACATCATTACCCGATTCTAACCAGGAACATACTTGCTCAAATGTCAAGTCAGGATAAGCAGTAAAATCTGTTTCTGATGGTGTAGTACATCCCATTGCGCCGTACGTCTCAGCGTAGTAAGTCTTATCACCATCTACCGCTGTAGCGTTGCGACGCCAATGAATACAAATAACCACATTTGTTAATCCATCTAATGAGGGTGCTGTATCCATTGAAGATACGACCCATTCGTAAGTTGTTGTCATAATTATTTGTTTAATAATTGTTTTAATTCTAAAATTTGAGCCTGTTGTTCTTGAACAGATTTTACTAAAGCTGCTACAATAGGATTAAAATTTAAACCTATAAAATCTCCGCTTTGTTGGTAAGCACTTGGAATGATTCCTTTTACTTCTTGAGCAATAAATCCTAGTTCTTTTTCTCCTTTTGTATCATCTGTTTTCATACGATACAAAGTAGGTTTTAAATTCATTACTTCATTTAATCCAATGTTTGATTCTTCGAAATCTTTTTTCTTATTAACATCTGAAGTTGGGGTATATACTCCCGTTGTCATATTGAATACGCCAACATTTGCTACACCACTATTTGTTAAAGTCAAACTACCTACACCGTTATTAAAAAATCCATAACTAGTACCATTTGCTCCTGTTAATAATGCATTAGAACCCACGCTACCACTACTTTTAATAGTTCCTGCAACATCTAATAGTACTGATGGACTTGTAGTCCCGATGCCAACGTTGCCACCGCTTGTAATCCGCATACGTTCGGTAGCTCCTGAATAACCAGAAGAAGTGCCAAAAAGCAAAGACATATCTGCATTACCTCCATTAGTAGATAACCCTTGAATAAATG